TCCCCATCTGGGTCGACCATGACACTAGCGCACTGGTCGGCCACTGGGGCAATAAGATGTATTCCCTTCCGCGGTACGAGGAATTCCGAGTGGAGAACACACAGGTGATTTACGAGGGGCGTGACGCCGGGTTAGTCGATAGAAGGGAACAATAGCATGGCCTTGCCGAGCGGCGCCGAGTGGGAGATTTACCTCGCCGATATTCCGGCCAATTGGGTGGACGGCGCCACCAAGCAGACTCTCAAGGATTGGAGTTCGTTCGCCAACCACGCTTTGCGGGGCGGCACGGCGGCGGTGGAGGGATCTGACTTCGCGCTGGCTGCCGACGGCGGCGTGTTCGATGGTACGGGTAAGCGTGCTGTTTCGGTGGCCGAGAACGGGTGGATCAGCGTTACTTCCTGCTCCGCCCTGGTGGTGTTCAAGCCGTCGGCAGTGGGGACGTTCGGCTGCATGCTCGCCACCGGCTCGAATGGTACGTTGGGCAACTTTGCGCTCGCTGCGGGAACCCCCGCCGGGGCCATCAGCGTGGAATACTTTGGTGCGACCTGCCCGACCGCCGGTGGGGTTATCTCCAACGGGTCTTGGTATTGCTTCATCGCCACCAAATCTCCCGGCCCGGTCAATACGACCACGATCATGTACCTGAATAACAGTGTGGTGCCTGCGGTAGGGGCGGCTACGGGTACTCCGCTCATCGGGAATAGCAACAATAACCTCATCGGGTTATTCACCGGAGGAGCGATTCCCTTTGCGGGAACCATTGCGGCGGCGGCATTCTGGAAGCGAACCTTGTCCGGCGCGGAGGCATCGGCTGCTTACCAAAGCGTCGGGTCTCAGCTCGCCTCTTCCGGTGTGACGCTGCCGGGCATCACCGCTCCGGCCACGACCGGCCATACGGCGGGGCGATCCTACCAGATCCGCAAGCGCCGGCGTGAGAACCTCGAAAGGCAGATGAGATAAATGGGACTTGAAACAGGCACGGGCATCGGGGATCTGGTCCCCACCAATCCGCTCTCGACCGACGCCGTCTCGGCTGGCGATGACCACATCCGCCTCATCAAGACGGTGATGCAGTCGATCACCTTCCTCAAGTCCATCCAGACCTTCACGGCTTCCGGAACCTGGACCCGCCCCGCCAACGTGAAGAAGGTCATCGTCTATTGCCAGGGCGCGGGCGGCGGCGGGGGCGGTGGTTCGGTGGCCGGTTACTCGGGCGGCGGCGGTTCGAGCGGAGCCATCGCCATCAAATGGCTTGATGTTACCGCCATTGCTTCGGCCACGGTGACGATCGGAGCGGGAGGCACGGCGGGCGCGGCTGCGGGAGGTACGGGCGGAGACGGTGCCTCCACCTCCTTCATCAGTGCCGGTCCTCTCACCCATTGCCTGGCGCGAGAGGGTAGGGCAGGAACTTCCGCCCCTTTCCCCGGACTGATCCACGACCGCTCCCTCAGCATCGGAGATATCGTGTTTGCCGGGACGTTCGGGGATTATGGGAGTCCTCCCTTTGCCGGGGGCCAAGTGTTCGGCGCCCGGGGCGGAGCGGCAGGAGGAGCTTCGGATTTAAACGCCCTCCCCAATAGCGGCGGAGGCGGGGGCGGCGGCTTCTCGGCTCCCGGCGGGTCCGGCACGGGTGGAACGGGGGGCTCCGGCTACTTGATAGTTCTGGAGTTTGGGTGGTAACGCCATGACCCTCGATGATATGAAGAATCTGCTCGCCGGGCGCCTCGGCCAGCGTACCGACATCGACCAGATGATCTACTCGGAGATCCGCGCGGCCCAGCGCGCACTCGAAAAAACGCCGCCCTATCCCTGGTTTCTCGAGTCCGGTCTGGAAATCGAATACCTCAGCGGGATCAATCTGCTGCCGGTCAACTTCATCGAAGTGCTGGAAGACTTCGTCTTGATCAGAAAGAAAACCAGCGAGACGGTGTTATGGCCTAATCCGCATAAAGTCTACGGGGCCGAGTTCGAGCATATCATCGATACGTCCTATGGGCTTCCCAAGAACTTTCACCTGTATGGGGAGACCATCGTTTTCCATCCGCAGCCCGATGTCAGCTACAGCTTTCAGCTTCATTTCTACAGCAAGGATGCCCTGCTCTCCGGCGGCGGCAGTGAGAATCTTTGGAGCCGTTATGCCGACGACCTGCTGATCGCAGAGGCCGGGTGGCATGTGGCGCGCAACATCCGCGACAACGAAGCGGCCACCCTGTTCGGCCAGGACCGCGCCGAGGCTCGCCGCCGCATTGCCCAGGAGACCACCTCGAGAAACGAGTCCATGCGCCGCGCTGTCATCGGGTCCGGGGAGGACGCCCTGCTCGGGCAAGCCCATTGGGAGGCGGGTCACCAGTGATCGTTCCTGTCCAATTCGTCGGCAAGACCGGGCTGATCATCGACCAGCCCCCTTACGACCTGCCGCCCGCCTTCTGGAATGATTGCCGCAACGTGCGCTTTGAGCTGGGAGGCATTGAGCGGGCGCCCTCCTGGCACACGGTGACCAATGCCGGTGCCTCTCCGACTCCGTATGGCCTCTTCTTCGTCCACTCGCTGATCGGCAAGTTCTGGGTCTACACGGGCCTCGCTCAGGTGATGGCTCTGTCAGGCCCGACCGTGGATGACATCACCCGCCTCAGCGGTCCCTACACCGGAGGGACGCAGGACTTCTGGCAGGGCGGCATGTTCAACGACCACCTGATCCTGAATAACGGCGTCGACCTGCCCCAGAACTGGGATCTGCCGAACGCAGCCACCGACCTGATCGACCTCCCCAACTGGCCTGCCACGCACCGGGCCAAGGTGATCGCGCCCTTCAAGAATTTCCTGGTGGCCCTCGATGTGACGATCTCGGGCGAACGTGACGATCGCCTCGTCCTGTGGTCGCACCCCGCCGACCCGCTGGGAATCCCACCCTCCTGGGACGTAGCCGACGAGACGCTCGATGCCGGGCAGGTCTCGCTCTCCGAAGGCGAGGACCGCATCGTCGACGGCATGCAGGTCGGCAACCAGTTCATGATCACCACGGGCCAGCAGACGTGGGCCATGACCTTCATCGGCGGCCAGGACATCATGGCCTTTCGGCGGGTCTTCTCAGAAATCGGTGCGCTCGCCCAAGGCTGCGCCACCACCTTCCTCAACAAAGTCTTCCAGGTGACCGCCGACGACTTCGTCATTCACGATCTGCAAAGCGTCACCAGCGTAGGCTACGACCGCACCAAGCGCTGGTTTTTTTCGCAACTGACCCCGGCGAGCTTCGACAAGGTGAGATGCGTCCGGAAGATGACGGCCAAGGAGATCTGGATCTGCTTCAGCCACGGCGGCACGGTGGTCAACAACCGGGCGCTGGTGTGGAACTGGCAGTTCGACACCTGGACCATCCGCGACATCGAAGACAATCACCACGCCATCTCGGCCGGTCCCACCACGCCCACCGCCGGCGCCAACTCCTGGCAATCGACTGTCGGCACCTGGGCCGCGCAAGACCCCACCACCTGGGAATCGAACACCTACGAACGCTCGGTCGAGGGACTCGCCCTGATGTCGACGGCTCTGGTACTCCGGGTCAACGGCGACACGGTGGACGTGGACGACGCGACCGTGAACTACGTGGAGCGCACCGGTGTGGCAGTGAAGGGAATGTCGCGCGGCGAGATCGTGATCGACCACGGGCACCTCGCCGTGATGCGCGAGATCTGGCCCAAGTTCGTCTGCGACGACGGCATCACCTTCTCCATTGCCGTGGGCTTCTCGATGGGGCGCAAGGCGCCGGTCGCCTGGCAGGCCCCTAAGAATTTCATCCAGGGAACGACGGTGAAACTCGGCTTCTTCGGTACCTTCCGGTATCTTTCCTATCGCGTCGACTGCTTTACCGTGGGCGCCAACTGGAAACTCATCGGCTTTGACTTAGACCTCGAGCCGACGGCGAAGCTATAACCATGCCTCTCGACAGATCACTCCCCGACGAACCCCGCGAGGCGCTCAAGATGCTGTGGGATGTCGCTCAGGATCAGCAGATCGACATCTACCGCCACCGTGATTCGCTGCACAAGGTCTGGCATGTGGCACCGGTGAAACCCCGCGAAGGGCTGCTCGTCTACGCCGACGGCACCGACTGGAATCCGGGGTCGGGGGCGGGTTACTACGTTTACTACGCCGGCGCGTGGCACGCGATGAGCGGAGGCGGCGGCGGTGGGGGCGGCGCGGTCACCAGCGTCTTCACCCGCATTGGAGATGTCATTGCGGTCACGGGAGATTACACCGCCGCGCAGGTAACCAACGCCGTCTCCATTCTCGGATCGTATGCCAATCCGGCCTGGATCACCAGTCTCGCTTACGCGAAGCTGACCGGCGTGCCGACTTCTTTCACGCCCGCGGCGCACGTCCACGCGGCGGCGGATGTTACTACCGGCGTGATGGCTGTGGCGAGGCTAGGCACGGGTACGCCAAGCTCGAGTAACTGGCTGCGAGGCGATGGGGCCTGGACCGCCCTGCCCGCGTCTGCCGTCACGAGCGTATTCACCAGGACCGGGGCGGTCATCGCGGCGAGTGGAGATTACACCGCGGCCCAAGTTACGAATGCGGTGTCGGTCCTCA